AGCTCGCGCAAGTTTTTGCCAGTTTTCCGCGGTGTTTTTGAGGTTTTCAACGTTTTTTGATAAAAAAACGCACGGCACGCTACTTGCAGGAGGCACAAAATGGCGAAGCGCGGACGCCGGCCGACTCCCGAACCAAAATAAAGATCGCGAGGGGCACGCTGCGGAAAGATCGGCAGCGTGAAGACGAGCCAACCCTGCCTCGAGGGATGCCCGAAATGCCAGAGCGGCTGGCGGTCGATGCCGTTGCGATTGGCAAATGGCAGGAGCTTTCGCAGCTGCTCTATGATCTTGGCGTCTTGACGACTGCTGACGGCGAGGCACTTGCCACGTTGTGTGAAATACACTCAGCCGAGCAGTCGTGCCTGCTCGAGCTGCGTGCCAGCGGGCCAACGATTCACACAGACCTAGGTGGCGTGAAGCCAAACCCGGCTGGGTCTTTGTACCGCTCGCTGGCTGCGCTAAAGAGCACGATGATGTCAGAGTTTGGACTGACCCCATCATCGAGGACTAAGGTTGGCTCGAGCAAGCAAGAAACCCCGCAAGACGACCTCGAAGCGTTCTTCAAGTCGCACGGCTGATGACGGCATCAACAAGGATGCCGCCAACCGTGTCTATGCGTTTTTCGAGAAGGTTCTCAAGCACAGCAAGGGTGAGCAGGCCGGCAAGCCGTTCACGCTGATGCCCTGGCAGCAGTATGTGCTGGGCGAAATCTTTGGCCGGCTCAAGCCCGATGGAACACGGCAATACCGCCAGGCGTACATCGAGATTCCAAAAAAGAATGGTAAGAGCACGCTCCTTGCAGGGATCAGCCTCTACGTGCTGTTGGCCGATGGTGAGCAGGGTGCTGAAGTCTACGGTGCTGCCAGCGACCGAGAGCAGGCGGGCATCATCTACCGCGAGGCTGCGGCGATGGTTCGTTCGTCGCCTTCGCTATCGAAGGTGCTCGAGGTGGTGGACAGCCGGAAGTCCATCATCCACAAGGCCAGCAACTCTTTCTATCGGGTTCTCTCGGCTGACGCTTTCCGGGCCGAGGGACTGAATATCCACTGCCTGCTCTTCGACGAGCTGCACGCTCAGAGAGGCGATCGCAGGCTGTGGGATGCGCTGCGATACGGCGGTGCAGCCAGGCGTCAGCCACTTGTGCTGTCGATCACCACTGCCGGCGAGGCAAACAAAACCCACCTTTGGTATGAGCAGCACGACTACGCCGAGCGTTGCATAGCAGACAAGACGTTCGACCCTAACTTTTTCGGTTGCATCTACGCTGCCGATCGCGAAGACGATTGGAAGAAGCCGAAGGTCTGGAAGAAGGCCAACCCGAGCCTAGGCGAGACGATCAGCGAAGAGTCATTCGCAGCAGACTGCCGCGAGGCTGCAAACTCTGCGACCAAGTTGTCTTCATTCCTGCGGTATCGGCTCAACATTCCAACGACAACAGAAACCCGATGGGTGAGGCCGGATCAGATCGCAGCGTGCATGGGTGAGTATTCGGCACCGCTGGAGAAACGCGAGTGCTGGTGCGGTCTCGACCTTGCAAGCACGTTCGACACGACGGCATTCGTCGCATGGTTTCCAGGTGAAGATGGCATTTTCGATGTGTATGCCCACTTCTGGATGCCGGCCGACAACGCCAGCGAGCGTGAAAAAAGTCGACCGCGTTCCCTATTCGCAATGGGAACGTGAGGGATGGCTCACGTTAACTGATGGCAAAAGCACAGACTACGGAATCCTAAAACGCGACATCATGGCATTTTGCGATCAACACACATGCAGATCGCTGGCAATCGACAGATGGAATGCCACGATGCTTGCTCAGGAGTTGGCCGCAGAGGGCCTTCCGGTTGCCATGTTTGGCCAAGGGTTTGCGTCGATGTCTAGCCCGACGAAAGCACTCGAAGCAAAACTTGTTGATGGCACTCTCAGATTGCAAGGCAACGCTTGGGCTAAGTCGTGGCAACTGGGAAACGCTGCTGTGCAGATGGACCCTGCAGGTAACGTGAAGCTTTCAAAAGCAAAGAGCACCGAAAGGATTGACGGTGCCGTAAGCATTAGCAATGGCGTGCGGCGTTCACATGGGCGAAAGCATTGGCCAGTAATCAAATTGCCCGAAAATCTCATTCTGGTGAAACGCATGGAAGACGAGCACATAATCCTGAGATCCGATGGCTCGAGAGCCGCACGAGCCGCTGGGACGATCTCATGCTTGCCACGAGCTCAAGTGGCCAAACTCGCGTGACTCCCGATACTGCCATGCGGACCTCGGCAGTGCTGGCATGTATTCGGGTTTTGGCTGAGACAATCGCCGGCTTGCCGCTGCACCTCTACCGTCGAGTGGATGACGAAAAGCAAAAGGCGAGCGACATTCCTCTGTATTCCGTTTTGCACAAGCGGGCCAAACGGCTGGCAGACCAAGTTTGAGTTTGTCGAGCAGATGGTCGTTCACTTGTGCCTGTACGGCAACGCATACGCGTTGATTGCACCAGGCGAACGATCTCGCGTAGGTAGTCTGCGGCTTTTGCATCCTGGCAGCATGGAAGTTTCCCAAGACGAGGACGACTTCACCCTGACATACACCTATCGCGAAGCGATGACCAACAAAAAGGTGGTCTATCGAGACGATCAGATCATGCACGTTCGCTGGCTGTCTGTTGACGGCATCGTAGGAACCGTGCCGATTGAGCTTGGCAAGGAAGCAATTTCTCTTGCTAGGTCGCTCGAGCAGCACGGCAGTCGTTTCTGGAACAATAACGCCATGCCTGGCATTGTCCTGAGGACCGACCAGGCTTTACCTAGAGAGGTGCGTGAGCAGCTGCGAGAGCAGTGGGATGCACAGCACAGCGGCCCGAAGCGAGCCGGGCGAACTGCTGTCATGTCTCACGGCCTACACGCCGACACTCTTGGGGCAAGTCTGGAGAGCAACCAGTATGCGGAGCTGCGGACGCAGGCACTGCTTGAGATTTGCCGCGTGTTCAACATGCCTCCGCACAAGGTGCAGGAGCTGGGCCGTGCGACGTGGGGCAACATCGAATCCGAAAACATTTCCTTTGTGCAGACGACGATCCTGCCTTGGCTCAAGCGTATCGAAGGGGCCATCGATCGTGATTTGCTGCCAGAGGGCGAAGATTTCTTTTCTGAGTTTGCTGTCGAGGGCCTGCTGCGTGGCGACACGATGACGCGATACAACGCGTACCAGATTGGCATTTCAAACGGATGGCTCACGACTGACGAGGTGCGGCGTATGGAGAACCTCGGCCCGATGCCAGAGATGGACGAGCCAGAAGAGGAAGAGGAAGTAGAGCCGGTTGTGGTAGAGCAAGAGCCGGCCGAGCAGCTAGAAGCAGAGGAGGAGGACTGATGCCGTGGCACGTCGCCAAATCTGAGGAGTGTTCGCCTTCCAGCCCTTGGGCAGTCATCAAGGATGACGACGGTTCCGTAGAGGGCTGTCACGAGACCGAAGAGGCCGCAGAGGCACAGATGGCCGCTCTGTACGCCTCCGAGGGTGAATCTAGAGCGTATGAGGACATCAACTTCACGCCACCACAGGGCGTGCGAGAAGAGGCTAGAAAGGGGCTTGCATGGCGAGAAGAGCACGGCAGAGGCGGAACGGCAGTCGGAGTCGCGAGGGCAAGAGACCTGGCAAACGGCAGGAGCGTAAGCCCGCAGACAGCCAAGCGAATGAAGAGCTACTTCGCTCGCCACGAGGTCGACAAGAAGGGGCAAGGTTGGAGTTCGGGCGAATCGGGTTTCCCATCCGCTGGACGGATAGCCTGGGCTCTTTGGGGCGGTGACGCTGGCCGTGCATGGGCAAACAAACTCGTCAGGCAGATGGATGCCGAGGACAACAGGAGCGAGCCGATGAATATCGAGCGACGTGATTTTGAGTTCGTCGAGGAAGACGAGCTGGTGATCGAAGAGCGTGCCGGCGGCCAGCCGGTGATCCGAGGCATGGCGGTCGTCTACAACCGCCTGAGCGTCGACATGGGCGGATTTCGCGAGCGGATCATGCCAGGTGCGTTCGATGGCGTTTTGAACCGCCAGCGTGGCCGGCAAGACCTCGTGAGCTACTTCAATCACGACGCGAACATCATGCTGGGCCGTGAGTCGTCTGGCACTCTCAAGGTCTGGAGCGACGAGCGTGGCGTTTGGTTCGAGGTCACGCCTCCTGCTACGCGGGCTGATATCCTCGAGCTGGTGGCCAGGAAAGATGTAAAGGGCGCATCCTTCACGTTTTCTCTGGAAAAAGGCGGCGAAGCGTTCGTCACAGACGAGAGCGGCCGGGCTATCCGCGAGGTGCGAGCGGCCAGGATTTACGAACTCGGGCCAGTGGTGCAGCCAGCGTACCCAGCAACCACGGCAGCGGTGGCCATGCGTTCCTATGAGGCGTGGATGGCCGAGCAAGCCCAAGACATGGACACGCCCCGATAAGGTAGCGCGAAAGATGCGTAACGCATCTGCGGCTCTTCGTGCGGCACGCCTGCGGAGTATCTAGTGCAGTCTGGTGTATGCCAAAAGTGCGGCAAGGGACGCCTGCGGACTATCTCGAGCCGCCAGGCCGGCGAGAATACGCAACTGCGATATCTCGCGTGCGTGCTCTGCGGGCACCGATGTAAAAGCCTTGTTCCGGCTACCGCGGTGTGGCGTCGTTCTACGGTAGAACCGCACGCCTCGCGAAAGTAAATATCTGCCCGTAATGTGTGAGCAGGATTGGATTCCACCGCTCACCACGGGAGGCCAAGGATGGCCAGCAAAATCAAAGACCTTCAGGACCGTGCAGCTGCTGTTGCTGCAGAACTCGACGAGCTGCACCAGCTCGAGGATCGCACCGACGAGCAGAACGAGCGGCTGGAGCGGCTGAACGCCGAGGCCGACAAGATCGTTCCTGAGCTCGAGCACGAGAAGGCGATCGCTGATCGCATCTCCTCGCTCCGGTCGCAGATGTCCGCTGCCGCGGCTCCCGTGCAGGTTGCCGACGCTCCCAAGGTCCGCAAGGCCGCTCAGCCTCGCTACGGCAAGCTCCGCGGCTTCGCCAGTGCCGATGATGCTGAAGTGGCTGGCCGCTGGATTCGCGGTTTCATCCTCGGCCGCGAAGACGACCGTCGCTGGTATCACGACAACGTCGAAGAGCGGGCTCTCTCGAGCAGCGACAACTCCAAGGGCGGCGTTTTTATCCCGGAGACCTTCGCATCGACCGTGATTCGTCTGGTCGACGAGTTCTCCTCGATCCCGAATCAGGCGAACGTCATCCCGATGTCGTCCGATACGCTGTACATTCCTCGGCGTGTTAGCGGCAATACCGCTTACTTTGTCTCGGACAACAGCGAGTCGACCGCCTCTGACATGGGCACCGACAACGTGATGCTCTCGGCCAAGGAGTGCCGGGTAGCTTCGCGAGTTGCCAAAACAGCCTGATCGAAGACTCGGTCGTCGATCTCGCCGGCCTGGTCGCTGAAGAGTTCGCTCTGGCCCTGAGCCGCAAGATTGACGACGCGGGCTTTGCTGGTGACGGCACGAGCACGCACGGCGGCATCCGCGGCATCCAGTGGAAGTTCGAGAACGAGACGCTCACCGCGGGCACCAACGACTCTGGCGAGTCGAGCCTGTCGGCCGTCACGATCGACGACTTCGCTGAGACCATCGGCAAGCTCCCGAGCTACGCCCGAGCTGGTGCCGGATGGTATGTGACTCCGCAGGTCTACTCGACTTGCATGCTGCCGCTGATGCTTTCGGCTGGTGGCGTGAGTGCTGCCGAGCTTGCGGCCGGTGCTTCCGAGCAGCGGTTCATGGGCTATCCGGTGTATTTCAACAACTCGATGCGGACCAGCGTCAGCAACGGCCAGGCGATCTGCCTTGTTCGGCAACATGCGACTGTCGACTCACTACGGCCTTCGTCGTGACATCACGGTTCGTGCTAGCACCGACCGATACATCGAATTCAACCAGACATACTTCCAGGCTCTTTGCCGATTCGACATCGTGACCTCCGACGTTGGCGATGCTTCGACGGCTGGCCCTGTTGTCGCTCTCACCCTCTGATCTAGGAGAACCAAATGGACCTCGTCCAGAACAGCAAGAGCTCTGTTGGTGTGAGCTACGTCAACAGTGCCGAGACCGCCAGCCACTCGTTCGATTGCGTCGGGTTTGACGCGGTCAGCGTGGATGCCATCGTGCAGACCAACGAAGAGACGACCGCTCCTGCGGTGGTCAAGTTTGAGGTCAGCGACGACAACACCACCTTCGCCACTGTGACCGGGCTCATTCAGGGCACCGACTACACGCCGGCTGGTGTGGCTAACACGGCCAGTGCCAACGTGACTCGCTTCGACGTGAGCACGAAGGCTTTGGCCCGCTACGTGAAGGTCAGCGTGACGCCTTCGGGCGACGTTGGCACGAACGACGCCACGGTGGTCATCGCGGCCCGGCTTCACAAGGCCGAGGCTGGCATCGACTCAGCGACTGATGCGGGCGTTGAAGCCCGTGCTGTGAAGTAGTCCGAAAACCCTTAACGCAGGAGGTTGCCGTGGGCGCGGCATCAACTGTGGCGGGCGTCAAGCCTGCCGTGATTGAGACGGCATCGGGGAAGGTGCGAGTCGCTTGCGCGATGAGCACACCTAGGCTGGGCTGGCAAGATCATGTGTTTTGCTGGCCAAGAGGTCTCCTGCCTTACGGCATCGCACCAGTGCGATTCGAGGGTGCTTTCTGGGAACAGTGCCTCGATCGGGTTCTCACAGACATCGTGGCGGCTGACGACGATGAGTCTCAGCCGCCACTGTGGATTCTGGTCCTCGACTATGACACGGTTTTCGAGCAGGATGCCGTACCTAGGCTGCTGACATACGCGACGGCTGGCGAGTTCGACTTCGTCGCTGCCGTGCAGATGAAGCGACGGGTTAGCGAGCCGCTGTTCACGATGGTTGGCGAGAAGGGCGAGAGGCTTTCCGAGGTCAGCCGCGGAAAGCTGCTGTACCACAACGTCTTGCCCGTCAACACCGCCCATTTCGGGCTGACACTACTGAAGGCATCGTCGCTCAAGAAGGTGCCGCGGCCCTTGGTTCAAGGCCACGCCAAACGAGCAGGGGAACTGGGGTGAAGGACGGATTGACCCCGACATTCAACTTTTGGGGCTACAGGCGAAGCGTGCCGGGCTCAAGGCAGGTATCTTGCACGAGAGTCTCTGTCGGCCACCTCGAGTGCTACATCAAGTGGCCCGACAAGGGCATGGCACAAAACGCTGCAGCATCCCGGCGAGTTCTGGGATAAGGGCGGCCGACCACCGGAGGACGTGTGGCAATGAGAGTTCGTTTCTTAAGGCACTACCAGACATACCGACGCGGCCAGGTCTACGAGCTTGGCGACGGCGTGGCTCGCAGCATGGTGCAGATGGGCATCGTCGAACCGGCTCCCCAGACGCTGTTTGAGCAGGCGATCGTTCGACACGAGGCAGAGCAGGCCACCGCACCCGTCCAGAAGCCAGCCAAGAAGGCTAGCAAGCGACGTGCGGCCCGGAGGAAGAGCTCATGACTCTTTACGGCTGGCAATACAACCGGGCCACCTCAAGGTCATATCGCTCTCTGGTGGTGGCCACCGAGCCGACCACCGACGCCCGGCCGGTCACTGTTGCCGAGGCCAAAGAGCATCTGCGGATCGTAGACTTCACCGACGACGACGACTACATCGCCGGCCTGATCGACGCGGCCAGGAAATGGTGCGAGGACTACTGCGAGCGGACGTTCGCGGATTGCCAGTACACGGTGGCCTTCGATGACTTCCAGGCTGTTCGCATCGAGCTTCCGCGCCCGCCGTTGCGGCTAAATGCCTCGAGCTCGGAGGCCACCGTCTCTATTGCTTACGTGGACACAGGCGGAACCACGCAAACGCTGACTTGGGCCGAGAGCGGCACGCAAGACTTTCGCGTGGACAAAGACTTTGTGCCAGGTCTCGCCTATCCGCTCTACCTCGAGACGTGGCCCAGCACACGCATCGACGACAAAGCGGTTCAGGTCACGTATCTCGCGGGCTATGGCAGCGTGGCAGCAGTGCCGCAGGCCGCGAAGCACGCGATCAAGATGCTGGTTTCACACTGGTACACCAACCGCGAGGCGGTCGACCGCAGCGGAAACAAAGACGTTCCGCTTGGTGTGTATGACCTGCTCGCTCCTCTTGCATGGAGGAAATACGCATGAGCGTGGCAGGCAGCATTTCTGTTGCAGTCGACTTCAATGACACGGCAAGCGATGAAGGTCTTGAGGTTCTGAAGAAGATTCGCCTGGCGAGCAACACAGCTGTCACGTCGGGAAAGATTGCCATAGCCAGTGGAACCGTCAGCACGACAATCATCGAGTACGGCCCGCCAGCAGGCGGCGGCTTCCTCGGAGGTTACCGCGACGCCAGTGGAGACTTGGTGTCGTTCGACACGATCACCGGTTTTGCTCTTCAGGCAGATGGCAAAACGAGCGCATCGCAGCCAGCGGCAGCAAGCCACTTCGTTGTATCTGACAATGACGAGGTTGCTTTCACTCGCGTTCAACTGTCAGACGTTGGCGAAAACTTTCGCGTGCAGAAACTTTCGGCGGGCACCTGCAACTTTTCGCTAGTGAGTCTACGGGACATGAAGAATGGCACTCAGCGGCCACATAGGAGTGACGTTTCGACTTTAACGACACGGCATCTTCGCCTGGTACTTGAGACGATCAAGAAGGTCAGGCTAGCTAAAAGATAGTGCATTCACAGCCGGCCAGGTCGCAGTACTCTCTGGCACAGCAAGACAACTCGCAACTCAACATAGACCTGCAAGACCTGACATACAGAAAACGCTGCAGGTGACCTCGTCAGTTTTCTCGACGGTTTATCGTATTGCGTTTCAGTGTGATCCTGGTGCCACGCTGCGGTTTACTGGGAATTCCGAGAGGCTCAACTCAAACAATAACAACATTGCGTTAACCTGCTGCATCCCTGGTGATGATCAGCTGAAAATCTCAACTACAG